ATGGCAAATGAACTGAATAAATTGAACGATAAAAAGGTTAAAGCCCTTTATGGCAAACCTGTATCTAAAATTGAGTTCGTAGCTGATGGAGCAGGGCTTAGCGCGAAGGTATCTGTTGCTGGTGGCGTGAGTTGGGTTTTTACTTATAGACTAGATGGGAAAAAGCTAAATCGCCTAACACTAGGGCGATATCCTGATATGAGCTTAAAAGAAGCCAGAGAACTCCGTGATAAGTGTCGTAACTGGCTGGCATTAGGCAAAGATCCAAAGCTACAACTAAACATAGAGATTCAATCGTCATTAAAGCCTGTAACTGTGAGAGATGCTTTAGAGTATTGGGTTGAAAATTACGGGAAAGATAACCGAGTTAATATAGTTAGGCATGTGGCTCAATTAGAAAAGCATATTTACCCTTATATTGGTGAAATGGCTTTAAGCGATTGTGAAACTCGTTATTGGCTAAAATGTTTTGATCGAGCAAGAAAAGAATCACCTGTTGCGACTGGTTATGTATTTCAAATGTGTAAACAGGCATTAAAATTTTGCAGAGTTAGGCGATATGCTGTTAGTAGTGCTCTTGATTATTTAACTATTCCTGATGTTGGTAAGAAACAGAATAAAAGGGATCGGGTACTTACTGATAAAGAACTAGGGGAATTATGGAAATCACTTAATGAGAATAAACATATTCCCTATTATAAATTTTTACTCAAAATTCTTATTATATTTGGATGTCGCTCGCATGAAGCTAGATTATCAGAGTGGAAAGAATGGGACTTTGATAATTGGATTTGGACTGTACCAAAGGAACATACAAAAACAAATGAGAAAATTATTCGTCCAATACCTATTTATATAAGAGATTTCATTAAAGAATTATATTCAGTAAATAAAAAGACAGGTTATTTATTAGGTGAATTAAAAAAATCTGAGGCAGTTTCTCAATACGGTCGTAATTTATGGGAAAGATTTAATCATTCCGAGCCTTGGACATTACACGATTTAAGGCGGACATTTGCAACAAAGCTAAATGATATGGGGGTATTTCCTCATATTGTAGAGCAATTACTAGGTCATGCTTTACCAGGAGTAATGGCTATTTATAATAGAAGCCAATATTTACCTGAGAAATTAGATACACTTAATAAATGGTGTGAGCGATTAGACTTATTGGAAGAGAATAATAAAAATGTAGTTACTTTAAATGTGAGGTTAAGATGAAAGAATATCCTGAATATGTAGATGATACCATAATTAAGTGGTATGAGTCTGATATAATATCAGATTTTAAAATGCCTATTCCTGATGAAAATAAAGATGATTTAGATAAAGCTGGTTGTTTTTTTGATTCGAATGTTTGGAATGAAACATTATCAGAAAAAGAAGTAGTACAGATTTTAATATTTAATGATGATATGCGTTTTATATGGTCTTCTTTATCAAAAAGAGCTAATGAATTTCGTATTCCATATGTATTTTATCAAAGTTTGACTCATGAGATAATTGAAGCTTATACAGGCCCGAATAATTGGGAGTTGTTAACACAGAAACAAAAAGAAGAAAAAATGGAAAAGATAAAAAAATTATCTTTTGAACTTTGTAAGGAAATCTCAAATACGCCATTAGACTTATCAGTAATGAATTTTGCAAATTATAGCTTTTTCTTTGAACGATTTAATATGATAGCAAAAAGTGACGTTCAGAAAAATAGATTAGACCATCATTTAGATAAATATTGTGAAATTAAAAATTCACAATATATTCCTAAAACTGGGTATGATGGAGCTATAGGATGGGCATGGACGAGTGTAGGTGTAACTTCTCCATCAATTGGTTCAGTACTCCAAACTTTAAGTGAAAAAGCAGATTCATTTAAATGTGAGTCAATCTTAAAAAGAAAAAATCAAGTTAGAAGGGCATTCTTTATTAGAAAATTATCAAAATTTTTTATGGAGACGTTTGGAACCCCTCTTCATAATATAACAGCAACAATTAGTGGCGTTTTTTTAAAAGAAGATATTTCAATAGAAGAAGTCAGGTCTATCATAAGATAGTATTTACTAGCCATTGGTGTAAAAAAAACAAAATTAATAGATTTGCACCAATGGTATTAACTTTTTTTATATACAAAATTAACCCCAACGGTTTAATTCTAAAATTTTTAGTTAAATTAAGCCAACTTTTTTTATTCTATTTTTTTAGTAAAAATACCCTTACGAAAACACAAATACAGTGAGGGTTACATGAAAAATCAATTCTTAACACCAACACCAGAAGAACGTCGCTCCATCCTTTTAGAATATGGCGAACAATATGACCGTTTGGTTCGTGAGAAAGATCGCCAACGCATCACATCCATTTCACGTACAACAGCTTACACGCTAGAAAAAGAAGGGCGTTTCCCTGCTCGTAAAACGCTGGGGCGTAATTCCTGTGCATGGCTATTAAGTGATTTGTTGCTATGGGTTCGTAATCCTCCAGCCGTGGAAAATATTAATAATCCATATAGTCGTAAATCGAACTAGCACAATTAATTGTTAATTACACTCAATTAATAAAATACGAATTTGCGTTCGTTTGCATATAAAATAGTTCAAGCTAAATATGTTGTCGCGATAGCTCTAATTAATTAAATAAAAGAGAAGAAATATATGAAATTAGAAAAAAACAGCTTAATTGCTGATGGATTTGCTCACCCTAAAATCAGTCAAGAGCATATTTTTAATATTAATTTAGATAATATTTCTGTTATTCGCTTTGAAGGTATTCAGGTGCGGATAGTTAAAATTAATAATAAACCGTGGTTTATTGCTGCGGATATCTGTAAAGCTTTAGAAATTAAAAACGTAACAAATGCGATTAAAACATTAGACGGTGATGAGAATACCCTATGTTCAATAAAGGGTATTAAATCCAGTGCAGGACTTCCCTTGTTTAACCTTGTGGCTGAATCTGGTTTTTATAAGCTAATTACTCGTAGCCGTAAAGCCACTAAGGAAGGGACTTTTGCACACCGTTTTGCTAACTGGGTATTTCGTGATGTCATTCCATCTATTCGTAGAACGGGAGCTTATGGGGTTCCTTTTGGCGAATTAAATGACTTAACCAGAAGGCAAAATCAATACAAAGAAAAATCATCACAACTAGGTCGTGATTTACAAGCTTGTAGGGAAGAAAAAGCAAGTTTACAGCGTGAAGAAATAGCGTTGTGGCATAAGCATCAATCTGATTGGATTGAGGAGTGTTACTGATGAACATTGCTCAAGCGACAAATCTGTTCAGTTTGCGAGTAACTAATAGTTACGCACAAAAGAAAAAAGACAGCGTGCAGGCTGTCTTAATTCAACTTCATTCAGTGGAACAAGCTACTAACTACCCTAATTATATCGGGTTGGTTAAATATTTCCAATCCTCCATTGGAGGGTGGGATTTGATGTCTGTACGTAATACGTACGCAGTTCAGCATAGTAACCTAGTGAATGATGTTCATTCTGTTGATTGTTTGGCTTTGCGTTTCTCCGATTTAAGTTTTTTCTCACAGGCATCAATAACCCATGATGAAAAATTAGAATTTTCACGTTTTACACTTGAGTCAATTTCTTCAAGTAATTCATGTGGAAATCTAATTCCTTTGGTTGTTGATTTATTGTTTTTATATCCAGTAGCCATATATAGGGTTTCCTTAAATTGGTGTAGGAACACTATACAGGAAATTTTTCAATTTAAAATACTTGACGTGTTTATACACTTAGATATAAGGTGTTTGTACACCTTGCTTTGTTCTGGTGTGAAAATAGCAACGCCCCGAAGTGCTAGGAACACTATCGAGGCGTTTAACCAAAATGTTATACGAGGTAACACTATGGCTATGTATAAGTCTACCCAAACTCACCCTAAATTCCTATGGCGTTTCTTCTCATGCCAACAATCTAAATATTTTTTTGTTGAAGCCACCAGTGAGCAAGAAGCCCGTTCTATGCTTCCAGATTCTTCTTGCCTATTCTCTGCTCGTATTCGTAAAGAGGTGGTTCATGGATAAATCAATCGCGCTGTATAACGCAGAGTATAAGTCACAGCAAATTAGTACGTTATTTGAGGTGATTTTTGACTACGTTTGTAAACAGGAAGAAATAGATCACTATCTTTTAGATCTGATAAGCATCGCCTGCGATATGAATCAGCAGATTCATCAATATGCGGCTTCTGCTATGGGGGAAAATCATGCGTAACCCTCAACCTAATGAATTCTACACGCACAAAAACGGTGAGACAGTCAAAGTGCTGTCCATTCAGTTTAATCGTGTGATCTTTATCCGTGATGGATTTGATAGCCCCGTCATTATGGCTATTAACCAATTCACCAAAGAATATACCTACGCAGAGAGAGCTTAATCATGGCTGATATCTATGATTTTATTGTGCGGAGGGATTTTGATTCAATGAGTACAGACGAATTACGCCTCCTGAAAAGTGTGTCTTCTGATACTTACCACGGTCTACTATCTAGTTTAAAGGTAATGGGGGAGTGTGCATTCTGGGCATGTATCAACGAAGAATATTCTAATGAGCAGGCAAAGGACGATTTATTTCGTATTAGTGAGTCATTGATGTATTTACCGCGATTAATTGATGCCATGCGTTTTAATGAGCAAGAAGCGGAATTTAAAATTTATCAACGTGAGGGCTTTCCTTATACGGAGGTAGGCAATGACTAATATTGAGTTGATCCGTGAAGTAAAACGTAATGCGACCAATCATTGGGATAGTTTATTACCTCTGTGTGGGATTGATGTGCCAGAACGAGGTAAACATGGCGCATGTCCTGTATGTGGGGGCACTGACCGTTTTCACTTTATTGATGATCACCATAACGGCAATTGGTTTTGTCGCCAATGTGATGAGCCTAACCACGGTGACGGATTAGATTTAATTGCCAAAGTAAAAGGCATCTCTATCTATGAGGCAGCTAAAGAAGTCTCACAAGCTTTGTCATTGCCTTTACCTGAACCTGCCAGAAAGGAGACTCCAAAATCAGAGTCTCAACCTATCGCAGAAAAGGTACAAAAGCTGGTGGCTCAAACTATAGTAGGCAAATCAGCGTACCTGACTCAAAAGGGGCACGATTGCCCCGTAAAAATACTCGCTGATGGTTCGATGTTGTTAATTATCCAGCGCGATAATGAGGTCACAGGGGCGCAGATTATCAAGCCTAACGGTGAAAAGCGTCTGATATCAGGGACAAAGAAAAAGGGCAGTTTTATGCCCTTATCTGAATTACCAGAAACGACGGAGACAGTATTGATTGCCGAGGGGTACGCCACCGCCTTAACAGTGAGTCAACTACATAGTGGTTTGGTGTTGGCTGCGATTGATGAGGGTAATTTATTACCTGTCACTGAATGGGCTAGAAAGCATTATTCCAAGGCAAAGATAATTATAGCAGCAGATAATGATATTAAGATCGGTCAGACGAATGTGGGTAAAATTTCAGCAGAAAAAGCCGCTAAAATGGTTAATGGTTGGGTAACTTTACCGCCCACAGAAGATAAAGCCGATTGGGATGATTACCGTCAGAAATTTGGGATTGAGAAAGCAAAACAGGCGTTTAATGAGGGAATGTACCAAATGGATAATTTAGCCACAGTAACAGTTATTCATGCGGATAAAAAAGGGGCGAATACCAATCTCTCACAAATGGCGGCCAGTCAACGAGGCGCATTACTCGCAGAACGTTACGGAAAACTCGCTATTATTCCAGATAGTGAGATGGTTTATCACTATGTCGATGGGGTATGGAATAAAGTATCTGATAGTGATTTACAACGGGCAATGGTAGCAATCTTTGATGAATATGAAACACCTTATAGCCCAACGGGGGTTAAAAATGCGATTGGTGCGTTGAAATTACAAATTCCAGTTTTAGGTGAGCAAAAGCGAGAGTTAATTGGTTTTAGTAATGGTGTGTATGATTTATCGACTCAACAATTTAAGCCTCATGAACCAGAAAACTGGTTACTTAATCATAATGGGATCGCATTCACTGCGCCTGAACCTAATGAGAATTTAAAACAACATGCCCCTAGTTTTTATAAGTGGTTATCTCATTCGGCTGGCAACGATGAAGAAAAGATGAACCGTATTAATGCGGGCTTATTTATGATTTTAGCTAATCGGTATGATTGGCAATTATTTATCGAGGTGACGGGTGAGGGAGGGAGTGGTAAAAGTGTTTTTACCTCTATCGCGACTTTACTTGCAGGGGCACACAATACCGCCAGTGGCAATATGAAAGCGTTAGATGAGGCGAGAGGGCGTTATCAATTTGTGGGTAAAAGTCTCATTACCTTACCTGACCAAGTAAAATATGTTGGAGAGGGAGCAGGCATTAAAGCTATTACAGGCGGTGATTTAATCGAGGTTGACGGTAAATATGAAAAACAATTCTCAACCATTATTAAAGCGGTTGTTTTGGCGACGAATAACGAACCAATGAGCTTTACTGAACGTAACGGAGGGATAGCGCGTAGACGGGTTATTTTCTCTTTTAATACCCCCGTTAAAGAGAATGATAAAGATCCATTGTTACCTGAGAAGATAAGCAAAGAGTTACCCGTTATTATTCGTCATTTATTGAAATTATTTACCTGCCAAGATAAGGCTAAATTATTACTGCAAGAACAGAGAGATTCAGGCGAAGCTTTAGCCGTCAAAAGTAACTCAGATCCCTTGTATAGCTTTTGTGCTTATTTGGTTTCATTGGGCGAAGAGTTAGGGATGAAGATGGGGAATAAGAATATTTATCCTCGAGCACCGAGAATTTATCTCTATCATGCTTATTTATCATTTATGGAAGCCTATGGGTTTGATAGACCGTTAACATTAACTAAGTTTGGGGATTCATTACCTAAGGTGATGCAAGAGTATAAAAAAGACTATCGAAAGTTTAAAACGAAACGGGGTTATTACTATAACGTTGATTTAACTGATGAAGCTAACGAGTGGCTTCCTGCAGTACCTGAATTAAGAAAAAGTTAGCCCCCTAGTTATAAAGTTTTATGTTCAACTGTGCACCCTGTTCACCAATCTTTATATTTGATTGATTTATAATATAAAAATAGGGTGCATAGTTATTTCTCAACTGTGCACCAACTGTTCACCCTATGCACCTTTTATATTTTTAGTTTAAGTGCTGTTAAAATAAGCATATAGATTTTAAAAAGGCTTCTTTTGGCAGGTAATATTGTATTAAATTAGGAGGAGATATACCGATCACGCGAGAAGATATACAGGCACATTATGATTATCACAACATTACACAACTCGATGATTTACATACAACTGATTATCGTGAGTTGGTTAGCGGACATTCTTTTTTCTTTCAAGATACTGGCGGAAATTTAAGACACACATTATCAGAGGAAATCTTAGCAACGAATAAAGAACAATTAGATGTATTAATTGAACAACTGCAAGCGTTTAGAAAAATAATGAATGATGTACCCGAATGGTTGAGTGATAAATAAATCTGATAAGGAGCCGAGAGAATAAATATGCTCGGCTTCAGGTAAGATATTATAATAAACTTATTAGCCCGGAAATACCTGCCCCTATTACACTTGCAACGGTACTATTTTCTAGTAATTTAATGAGAGATCTTTTTGCCTCAACGTCATTAGATTTTGCAATCTTTTCAACTAATTCCTGAATAGTTACATTTGTAATTTGAGTGTTATTATTCCCAACTTGTATTTGATGTCCAGAAATATTACCTATATTAACGACAGAATTAAGATCTTTCGTTTTATGCTCACTGGCAGTCATATTTTCAACTTGTAGAGTTAACATGTGTGGGTGGTGAGTACCTATATTCAATGATCCTCCAGCAAGAAATGAAGCATCTAATACTTTTAATTCAATAAGTCTTTTTCCTGATTTTTGTGTAATAACATCACCAATTCCAATATCGGGTTCATCGGTGTAGGGTATTCGTACAGTACTGCTTTCTCGGCTACCTTTGTACTCATCTCCATTAATAATAATTAATTCTGGATATGCAAGCTGATTGAAATTCATACTACCTCCATTGTTAAAATGAACGCCCTCAGACCACAACATCAAAATATTAGCATAAAGAATTGTAAATTAATTGTTCTGATGCTTTCTTATGTTTATTGTATGATTTTTAAGGCTTTTTATTGGCTTTTTATTGGCTTTTTGAGGTATATATTAATAAGTGGCACTCAGACGTGAGCCGCCACTTGACCGTTTAATCTTTGCTTTTTCTGACAGGCATCTCCAGTTAAACGGTCTTCTTCTTTTTGTGTTGGTTTCACGTCTTAACATTTTATTGTTTACGGAAACCACTTCATGAAAAGACTTCTCGAATTACGCCAACAAAAGGCAACCCTCACCGAGCAAATGCGCTCATTGCTCACTAAAGCAGAAACTGAAAAACGTTCTCTCTCTGACGATGAGGCTAAAAGTTTTGATGAGTTACGTCATCAGTCGGAATCCCTGAATACTGAAATTGCCCGTTATGAAGCGATTGCAGAGGAAGAACGCAGTCAAACAGGTAAGCACGTATTAGGTGATAACACAGTGAGTAATGATGAATTACGTCATTATGTCCTGACAGGCGAAACGCGCGCGTTATCTACTGGGGTTCCGGCTGATGGTGGCTATACCGTTATTCCTGAACTAAATAAGCAGATTATGCAGCAATTAACCGATGATTCGGTGATGCGTAAAATCTGTACCATCAAAACTACGCACAGCAACGAATATAAACAACTGGTTTCTGTGGGTGGGGCAAAAGTCAATCACGGTGAAGAAGGTCAAGCTCGTACTGAAACCAGCACACCGAAGTTAGAAGAAGTTAGTATTAAATTATTCCCTATCTACGCCTACCCAAAAACCACACAAGAAATTATTGATTTTAGTGATGTGGATATTCTGAGCTGGTTAAGCACTGAAATTGGTGACACGTTCGTTGATACTGAAGAAGTCGATCTCGTCACGGGAGATGGTTTGAAAAAAGCAAAAGGTTTTTTAGCTTATCCTCGTGAAGCCAAAGATGACAAAACGCGCGCTTTTGGCAAATTAGAAAAACTGGAAGCAACGACACTGACAGCGGATAGCTTGATTGATTTGAAATTTAAGCTTAGAGCGAAATATCGTAAAAATGCTGTTTGGGTGATGAATTCCAATACTGCCGCTAAAGTACAGAAACTGAAAAATGGTAATGGGGATTATATCTGGCGTGACCGTTTACAGTCTGGCGATCCTGATACCTTATTAGGCTTATCGGTTCATTACCTTGAAAATATGACCGATGATGTGATTGCATTAGGTGATTTTAAACGCGGTTATTTCATTGTGGATCATGAAACGGGGACACGTACTCGCCCTGACAATATTACAGAACCGGGCTTTATCAAAGTTCACACCGATAAATATTTAGGGGGTGGGCTGGTGGATTCTAACGCGATTAAAGTGTTGGAAGTGAAAGCTGCGGGTTAATAACTCTGGAAGCGTTCCTGTGATCTCAGGAGCGCTTTTTATTGTCAGGAATGTGTTATGAAAAATATTGAGTTAGAAATCCGTACCGCCACGCTATCAGCCAATGATAAAAAGTTGGTGGGTTATGTCATCAAATGGGGCTTGCGTTCTCATGTACTTTGGGATGAGTTTGTTGAGCAGTTTGCCCTAAATGCGTTCAGTAACAGCTTATCAAAGGGGAGTGATGTCAGGGCGTTATACGAACATGATTACACTAACCTATTGGGACGCACGACTTCTGGCACATTACAGCTTACCGAAGATGAAATAGGGTTACGTTTTGAACTCACTCCGCCTGATACGCAACTAGGGCGTGATGTTCTCACCTTGGTTGAACGAGGTGATATTTCAGGCATGAGCTTTGGTTTTCGAACGATTAAAGATCAGTGGGATATTGGTCAAGAGCCGTATATCAGAACCGTATTAGAAGCCGAACTCCATGAAATCACCATCACCAGTTTACCCGCTTATCCTGATAGTGGCGTAGAAATTGCCAAACGCTCCTTAACACTCAGTAAACCGCAAGCAGTAAAAGATTTTGACCGCTGGTTACAATTAGCTGAGGTGGAATAATGTGGCCATTCAAACGTAGAGCCTTAGAATCTCGCAGTTTGAGTATTGATGAGTTTCTTTCTCTGGCTGGGATATCAAACACAAACTCAGGGGAACACGTTAGCTCGTCAACAGCGGAGGGCTTACCTGCCGTGATGAATGCGGTGACGGTAATTAGTGAAGCTATTGCCTCCATGCCGTGTTTTTTGTATCGGGTACATAATGATAAAGGGCGTGAATCAAGAGAGTGGTTAAGTGATCATCCTGTTGATTATCTTCTCAATGAAAAGCCAAATGATTGTCAGACTGCTTTTCAATTTAAGCGCACGTTAATGCGTCATTGTTTGCTTAATGGTAACGCCTATGCGGTGATTGCATGGGGCAAAGATGGACAACCTAAATCAATACATCCTTATCCACCCAGTGCGGTAGTGATTAATCGACTTGGGAAGCACCGATACAGTTATACCGTGACTGAACCGTATAGCGGTAAGGTGAAAACTTACCTCCAAGAAGAAATCTTGCATTTACGTTATGCCACTGATGATGGTTTTTTAGGACGCTCACCCGTCACGATTTGCCGTGAAACATTGGGCTTAGGATTAGCTCAACAACGACACGGTGCGAGTATTATGAAAGACGGCATGATGGCATCAGGCATTATTAAATCGGGTGAGTGGCTCGATAGCCTCAAAGGAACTAAGGCATTAGAAGCCCTAGAACGCTACAAAGGGGCACGTAATGCAGGGAAAACCCCCATTCTTGAGGGGGGCATGGAATATGAACAATTAGGCATGAGTAACCAAGATGCGGAATGGTTAGCCTCAAGGCGTTTTACCATTGAAGATATTGCCCGTATGTTCAACATTAGCCCTATCTTTTTACAAGAGTATTCCAACAGTACCTACAGTAACTTTAGTGAGGCAAGTCGCGCCTTACTGACCATCACTATGCGCCCGTGGTTAGCTAACTTTGAGCAACAAATTAAATCGGCGCTGTTACTCACGTCACCCACACCAAATATTCGTTATCAAGTGGAATTTGATACGGCAGATTTACTCCGCGCTAATCCTACCGAACGTTTCCGCAGTTATGAAACCGCGATTAAGTCAGGGGTTATGTGTCCGAATGAAGCCCGTGAGCGTGAGGGATTGCCACCTCGTGAAGGCGGTGATGAGTTCAGTCAGGCATGGAAACAAGAAATTCAAATTAAATCACCAGCCAGTAAGGAAGAAGCATGAAAGCAGGGCGCATGAGTCAACGGGTGACTATTCAACGCTCAAAACTAAAACCAGATGCCCTGAGTGGTAATGAGGTGATGTGGTTTGATATTGCGACAGTCTGGGCAGAGGTAAAAGGCATTCGAGGGCGGGAATATTTCAGTAGTCAACAGACACAAAGTGAAACCACCGTGAGAGTTTGGTTGCGTTATTTTCCTGATGTGACTACCGCGGATCAGTTGATGTTTCACTACGCAGGTACGAACGGCAAGTATTGGGATATTAAAAGTATTGTGGCCGATAAAGCCAAGGGCAGTATGGAAATGATTTGTGTGGGGGCAGAACGTGACGACAACTAAGCCAGAAATTGGTCTTGATGAAGTGAAGTTACATTGCCGTATTGATGGGAATGAAGAAGACAAACTGATTGAATCTTATATCACGGCAGCATTAGAAGTCTGTCAACAACACATTGGCAAACGATTTGAAGCAGGACTGGACTTTACTCCAGCGATAAAGATTGGCTGTTTAATGTATATCTCATTGCTGTATGAGAACCGAGGTTTTATCAGTGAAGGTGAGATAAAAGAAATTCCGTTTACGATTAAATCATTGTGGTCAGTCTATCGCGATGTGGGAGTGTATTAGATGCCATGGCAACCACTAAAGCGTTGTAGCTATCCAAGCTGTAATAAGCGTGTGAAGTCTGGGCGATGTGATGAACATAAACGAGAGGCTAGACGACAACAGGACAGTCAGCGAGGAACACGAACCGAACGAGGTTATAGCAATCGATGGGGTCAGTATCGCTTGCAGTATCTCAAGTTAAATCCGTTATGCGTGCATTGCCTTAGGAAAGGGATATATACCCCTGCAACTATTGTTGACCACATTATTCCTATTAATGGTGATAGTGATGTGTTGTTTTGGGTGGATTTTAATCATCAAGCGTTATGTCACAGTTGTCATAACACTAAAACCTTTAAGCATGATCCTCTTACTAAACAAAAGCGTAAAAATGGGGAATATCGAGAGTTAGAGGAAAAAGCGACACGACATAATGATTGGCGAGATGAGTATAACCGTAATGCGTGAAGATGAAGTAAATCAATTGGTTAAAGGGCTTCTTAAGCACAGTGAATCGTATCGACAACGACAACTAAAAACGCCTACAACGCACACAGCAAGGCGCACAACACAACGCGATAGGGAGCTTATGGAATGTTTCCGAAATCGTGAGGGAAGCGCATAGAAGGAGTGGGGGCATCAAAAATGACAAACGCTCTCGTTTCAGGAACCGCGCGTCTCCTCGAATTTTTACGCACGGCAATTTTTTTGAAAATAATTTACTAGGAAATAGAAATAGTTATGGCAAGAGCACCTAAACCCCCTGTTTATCTTAATGAGATAGCGACGAAAGAGTGGAAAACAAAAGCCAAAATATTGGCAGAACGTGACGATCTGACGTTAGCCGATTGGAACAATTTAGAATTGTATTGCGTCAATTATGCGATGTACCGTAAAGCGGTTGATGACTTAGATAATCGAGGGTTTAGCATTATCAATAGTCAAGGTAGTGAGAGCCGTAATCCCTCATTGAGTGCCAAGGCTGATGCTGAAAAAATCATGATTAAAATGTCTTCCTTACTGGGGTTCGATCCCGTTTCTCGTCGTAAAAATCCAATTGAAACCGAGGAAGAGGACGAATTAGATCGCCTATGAACGCATGGGAGCAGTACGCAAGCGACATCAAAACAGGCAAAATTCCCGCCTGTCAGCGGTTAAAGCAAGCCGTTGAACGTTACTATAATGACTTAAATAACCCGCTTTACACCTTTGATAATGAGGTCGTAGAGCGTTTTATCGGGTTCTCCCGCGTTTGCCCGCATGTTAAAGGGCACTTGCGAGGTAAGCCGATAGAGCTTGAGCCGTGGCAACAATTTGCCTTTGCTAATCTCCTTGGTTTCAAGGTGACCTCAACGGAGCGAAGAAAATACCGCAGTGCTTATATTCAGGTTCCCCGCAAAAATGCAAAATCCACCGTTGCGGCAATACTAGCTAATTGGTTCTTGGTGATGGAAAACGGGCAACAAGATATTTATACCGCTGCAGTGAGCCGAGATCAGGCGCGTATTGTCTTTGATGATGCCCGTCAAATGTGTGTGTTGTCTAAACCACTTAAAAAACGAGTGGCCATACAGCAACATAAAGTTATTAATCCGAAACGTAATAGCTTATTGAAACCTCTTGCCGCTAAAGCCGCGACTATTGAGGGAACCAATCCCAGTTTAGCGATTGTTGATGAATATCACTTACACCCTGATAATGCGGTTTATTCTGCCCTTGAATTAGGAATGGGGGCACGTCCTGAAGGGATTTTATTTGCGATCACAACGGCAGGCAGTAATGTCATTTCAGCCTGTAAACAACATTATGATTATTGTTGTCAAATCCTTGCGGGTGAAGAACAAAATGAATCGTTATTTGCTTTGATTTATGAACTCGATGACGAAAAAGAAATTGACGATGAACGTCTGTGGATAAAGGCGAATCCCAATCTTAATGTGTCAGTTGATGGTGATGCTTTATATGACACGATACAAAAGGCACGAGGCATTCCCTCACAATGGACGGAAATGTTAACTAAACGCTTTAATATCTGGTGTCAGGGTGAGACTCCTTGGATGGGTGAGGGGGCATGGTTAGCGTGTAAAATGGATTATACCGAAACTGATCTACGAGGTTTGGAGTGTTATGCTGGGATGGATCTATCTTCTACGGGGGATATTACCAGTGTCTGCTATACCTTTCCTGTCGATAATGAATTGTTATTACTCACTCGTCATTATATTCCCGAAGCGCAGTTACAGAACCCCGCCAATAAGAATAGAGCGATTTATCGCCAATGGGTGAAATCAGGCTGGCTACGCACGACATCAGGCGATTGTATTGATTATGATCGTATTCGTGATGATGTGCTTAGGGATAGCCAAGTTTTTAATATCAAACTGACGGGCTTTGATACGTGGAATGCGACCCACTTAAGAACTCAGCTACAAGGGGCAGGATTAGACGTTGAACCATTTCCTCAAACTTACATGAAGTTTAGCCCTGTGGCGAAATCAGCCGAGGTATTTGTTAACCGTAAAATTATTCGTCACAATGGCGATCCTGTGCTTGCGTGGGCGATGGGTAATGTTGTGATGGAAACAGACGCAAACGCCAATCTCAAGCCCAATAAAAAGAAATCAGCGAATAAAATAGACCCAGCCGTTGCGTTCTTAATGAGTTTTGGTACATGGCAGATAGAGCATGAGGATTTTGTCTTTAGTTTAACGGATGAGCAAAAAGAACGTTTAGCCTCATTCGATGGGGTGTAACTGATTTATTGTCAGTTGCAAATTTTCGTTATCAACCACGATGAGAATCACCATAGTTGCGGACGGTCAAATTGACCGTTAGCATTATTGAGAAAAACATATTTGTCAAATTATCAATAAGTTAGAACGTTAAACGTACTCACCTCAATTAGGACGCCTTAATATCAAGGAATCTCCCACCCAGTGTAAATCTCCAAAAGAGTAAATTATCAGCAAAAAGGTGCACAGTATGCACAGTTGGTGTACACCGTATTCACCTTTATTTATTGTTAAATATCAATTAATTAAGTTGATGGTGCATAGGGTGCACAGTTGAGGGCTTCAAAAAGATTTATAGGGGGTAGGGAACAAATCGCAGGATAATAAAGTTTATTTGTACATAATTTAAACTACGAAAGTTTTGTAGTTTACCTATCTCTTTCTTTTCACATTAAGCAATCAGTCTGGCGAAACAGATGCCACCATTTTGGTAATACCTTTGGCATAACATAGTTAGAAAGCTAACAATCATCACGTTTGTATCTATCTTATCGGTTGTTTATACAATTGTTCAGATATCTGTGTATAAATATATGTATAAATAATAACAAAAAAGCCCTTAACAAATAATGAAAAGGGCTTTTTAATTCAATGTGTTATGCGAATTATATTAATTCATGCCGTATTTTTTCAGTTTCTTACGCAGTGTGCCGCGGTTAATGCCCATCATTTGCGCTGCACGCGTTTGGTTGCCACGGGTGTACTGCATTACCATGTCCAACAATGGCTGTTCAACTTCAGCCAATACTAGCTCATATAAGTCATTAACATCTTGACCGTTTAATTGAGCAAAATAGTTCTTCAGTGCTTGTTTAACTGAGTCACGTAAAGGTTTTTGGGTCACCTGATCTTGTGAATTTACGGTGGCAACTGTTAGTACGTCTGAATTTACGCGTTGTTCGAACAT